GAGGATGGCAGTGCTACGTTGCAGGTAGAGTGTGACCCAGAGACATTCGCAGCCATCTTTAACGTGGGCTTTGTGTCGTTAATTAAGACAGGTCTATACTGGGAGACGGACAATGACAGACAATGAGTGGCCTTTAGAGGCAGACTTTAGTGACATCAGACCTATGACACCAGAGGAACGTAAGGCTTCTAAAGATCGTGACGAAAAGAATAAGTGGCGCAAGTGTGTCAGCTGTGGTAATGCAAGCAAGGACACATGGTGTGGCTTCTGTCTGGAGGAAGAGTAATGATAAACAGTGAGTGGCGTAGATTGATAGCAGAACAAGAGAACTTTAAGGAGACGGTAATGGCAGAGCATACAGCAGACATCGTGAATGAACCTGCTCATTACGCACGATGGGAGATTGAACCTATCACTTACATCATGCTAAATGACTTTGAGTTTTGGCGTGGGAATATTGTCAAGTATGCTAGTCGTGCTGGGTTTAAGTTATACGATGGTAAGACTAAGGATGCCAGTGAGATCGTTGACCTAGAGAAAGTCATCCGTTACGCAGAGATGCGTATCAATCAATTGAATGGGTGTGACAAGCTATGAACAAACAAGTCCTAGTAGACGGAGATCCCTTCGCCTATCGTGCAGCCTTCTCCTGTGAGGATGACTCTGAAGAGGAGGCCTTGGCTAAGGTTGATTCTGTTCTGGATGATGCTCTTAACGAAGTTATGTGGGAGGTGTCTGAGGATGACTATCAGATCTTCCTAACAGGTAAGGGTAACTTTCGGTATGACATAGCTATCACTCATGAGTACAAGGGTAACCGTAAGGGTGTAGAGAAACCAGCACACCTACAGGCTATTCGTCAACACATGATCGACAACTGGTCAGCCATTGTGTCAGAGGGTGAAGAGGCTGACGATCTACTAGGAATCTGGGCTACTGCGTATGGGTCTAACGCCACCATCATATCCATTGACAAAGATATGTTGCAGATCCCCTGTCACCACTACAATCCCACAAAGAAAACCTTTACCACTATGTCTGAACGTGATGGTGCTAAGTTCTTCTACACGCAGATCCTTACGGGTGACAAGGCAGATAACATCGTAGGTCTCTACGGCATTGGGCCTAAGAAAGCTGAGAAGTTATTATCTGATTCTGTTACTGACGAAGAGATGTATGAGGAATGCCTACGTGCCTACGGAGGTGATGAGGACCGTGTCATTGAGAACGCCAGGTTACTGTGGCTTCGCCGTTACGAAGGACAACTATGGGAGCCACCTAAATGCGTTTCAGATCAGGCTTAGAGAAGAGGACAGCTGCTTGGCTTAATCTACGCAAGGTCAAGTTCAAGTACGAAGAGACACGGATACCTTACGCTGTGTCAGAGACCAGACACTACACACCAGACTTCCAGTTACCTAATGGAATCTACGTTGAGACCAAAGGACGATTCCTTCCATCAGACAGAAAGAAACATTTACTTGTCAAGAAACAGTATCCAGAGCTTGACATTCGTTTTGTTTTCAGTAATCCTAAAGCCAAGATCAGGAAGGGTTCAAAGACATCTTATGCTGATTGGTGTGACAAACATGGGTTCTTGTATGCACAAGAGTATATACCTGTAGAATGGGTAAAGGAAAAGAAGAGATGATCTTAAAGATACACAGGGTAACAAGCGGTCCCTACTTCTTAGACGAAGAGAACTGCTACTATAACATCTGCTTAGTGGAGCATGAGGACGGTACTATGGAGGAGGATGAGATACTTATGGATGACTTCGACAGTGCCTATGAAATGATTAAACACTTAAGCACAACGATAGAACCCATCGTCATAGAATATAACGAAGGGTTAAACTAAAATGGTGATTGACAATGTTTGACCTAGATAGTAAAATTCGTGCTCTTGCGGAAAACTATGGCATCGAGTTACTGTTAGAACAGAACGAGATCTCAGCAAGACTTGTCATTGAGTTCTTAGTTGACGAAAATCTACTTGACTTAGATGATTACTTTAACTTAGATGCAGAGATGGCTGAATGGAAAAGGATAGAGGAATGATTACGATAGAAGACATTGAGGCTTTCAGCATTGTTAGTGTCACACCTATGGAATACTCGTACTGGGTAGAAGGCAAGATCATAACTGAGGGTGAGACACGGCTAGTGGAGAATACCCTGGGTCTTGTAGGTGAGTCAGGAGAAGTAGCAGAGAAGATCAAGAAGTATCTTCGAGACAATACAAAGGTAAGCCAGAAGGAGATCATCAAAGAGTTGGGTGATGTTATATTCTACGCAACTGCCTTGGCTAACTACTTCTACAGTAATTTGCCTGAGGTGATGGAAGCTAACATGGATAAACTAAACGATAGATCTAATCGTGGTGTCATTAAAGGGTCAGGAGATAACAGATGAAGAAGAAGTGGGTAGAGAATACATTTGTGAGGTTCATGAGGTACTGCGTGATGTGGTCAGAACACCGAGCAGCAATCAAGATCCTAAACCAACTGTCCGACAGAGAACTAAAGGACATTGGTATTAGCCGAGAAGACATTGACCGTATGGTCTGGTTAGAAGAAGATAAAACAATGCGAGGACGAGGCGAATGAGCAACCTACTACCAACAGACTACCAGACCTTTATTGCTACCTCACGGTACGCACGTTGGTTAGACAAAGAAGGACGCCGTGAGAACTGGGGTGAAACAGTATCACGTTACATGGATAACATTGTACGTCCTGTTGCTGGTGACAACACTTACATTGACCAGCTAGAGGAGGCTATCCTTAACCTTAGTGTCATGCCATCCATGCGTTCACTTATGACAGCAGGACCAGCAGCTGCCCGTGACAACACTTGTATGTACAACTGTTCGTACCTACCCGTAGATGACCTTAAGGCCTTCGATGAGGCTATGTTCATTCTTCTCTGTGGCACTGGTGTCGGCTTCTCCGTTGAGCGCCAGTTCATCAGCAAGCTGCCAGAGGTGCCTCAACTCTTCGAGAGTGAGACGACTATCTTCGTCAAGGACAGTAAGGAAGGTTGGGCTAAGGCTCTCCGTCAAGTTATTGCACTCCTCTATAGTGGTGAGATCCCTAAGTGGGATGTGTCTAAGGTACGTCCAGCTGGTGCCCGTTTGAAGACCTTTGGGGGCCGTGCGTCAGGACCAGCACCATTGATTGATCTATTTAACTTTACCGTGGCTACCTTCAAGTCTGCTCAAGGCCGTAAGTTGTCATCGGTAGAGTGCCACGACTTGATGTGTAAGATTGGCGAGGTAGTTGTTGTTGGTGGTGTACGCCGTAGTGCCATGATCTCCTTGAGCAACCTTTCGGATGACCGTATGCGTCATGCTAAGAGTGGTGCCTGGTGGGAGAACAATCCTCAACGAGCCTTGGCTAACAACTCTGTGTCATACACTGAGAAGCCAGACTCTATGTCCTTCATGCGGGAGTGGACAGCACTCGTTGAGTCAGGCTCAGGTGAACGTGGCATCTTTAATCGTCAGGCATCTAAGAACCAAGCGGAGAAGAATGGACGCCGTGACCCTAACTTTGAGTTCGGGACCAACCCGTGTTCGGAAATCATCTTGCGCCCAAATCAGTTTTGCAACCTAACGGAGTGCGTGGTACGTGCTACAGATACCTTTGACACTCTAGCCCATAAGGTTAAACTGGCTACCATCTTGGGTACGATCCAATCTACCTATACCAAGATGCCTTACCTTCGTAAGATCTGGACTACCAATACAGAAGCTGAACGTCTGCTAGGGGTGAGCCTTACAGGCATTATGGACAATCCGTTAATGACCAGTAAGAATGCTGGCCTAGACAAAACACTGGAGAAGTTACGTGAAATTGCAATTGAAACTAATGCTGAGTGGGCTGGCCTTCTCGATATTCCTGTTGCTGCTGCTATTAGCTGTGTTAAGCCATCGGGAACAGTTAGCCAACTCGTTGACTCAGCCTCTGGGATTCACGCCCGTCACAATAACTATTACATCCGAACCGTTCGAGGAGACAACAAAGACCCCTTGACACAGTTCATGATTGACCAAGGTATCCCTAGTGAACCATGTGTCATGAAACCAGAGCAGACCACAGTGTTTAGCTTCCCTATGAAGTCTCCTGATAATGCTGTCACACGTAATGACACAACAGCAATTGAACAGCTAGAAACTTGGCTTACTTACCAACGTCACTGGTGTGAGCATAAGCCAAGTGTAACTATCTCAGTTCGAGATTCTGAGTGGATGTCTGTAGGTGCCTTTGTGTACAAACACTTTGACGAGATGAGTGGTGTTTCTTTCTTACCTCACTCTGACCATACGTACCAACAGGCACCCTACCAGGACTGTGGTAAGTCTGAGTACGAACAACTGTTGTCACTTATGCCTAAGGCTATCGACTGGACTTCTCTTGCTGACTACGAGAAAGAGGACAACACTTCAGGTAGTCAGACCATGGCTTGCTCAGGTGACTCCTGTGAGATTGTGGACTTGACATGAGTTGGGTAGTCTTAGGTAGAACAGAGTGTAACTTCTGTTATGAAGCTAAGGCTTTGTTGCGGGGTAGGGGGTTGGCTTACACCTCCTACACCCTCGACTCCTCTAGCAGTAAATGGCTCTTGACATTAATCAAAGATGCTGGTATGACGACTGTACCCCAGATCTTTAACCCTAAAGGTGAGCACATTGGTGGCTACACCGAACTAAAGGAACTACTCAATGACAGCGGTACGGAAGAGTTTTAGTCGAGCACTATACGAAGCGTATGATAGTCCTGCCCGTGATGCCTTGGTCTCCTACTTGGAGGCTAAGGGTCACACTATCGTCAACAACGAGGAGAACTTCAATGTTGACGTTGTATCACAGAAGAATGGATACACCTACTTCAACGAGGCTGAAGTCAAGACAGCGTGGAAAGCTGACTGGCCTACACATTGGACAGAGATCCGTATCCCTGAGCGTAAGCAACGTCTGTTAGACAAACACTCAACAACAGATACATTCAGTGTCCTTAACTTCTACATCTTTAGGCCTGACTTCAAGCAAGCGTGGCGTATCAAGGACACACAGCTCACCCAAGAGGGGCTTAAGGGTGCCAAGGGTAGATACATAACAAACGGAGAGAAGTTCTTTCACATTCCCTATGTAGAAGCTGAGTTGGTTAACCTATGAATAACATCGAACCCCTACAGAAACCTACACGTACACGCCGTAAGACTAACTATAAGGGGGCAGCAACAAAGAAGACATCAGGCCTAGTCCCTCGCACACCTAAGCAAAAGGACTTCATTGATGCGTTGTCAAGCAGCAATCAGGTCTTTGTTCTTGGTCCTGCTGGTACTGGTAAGACTTACGTTACTGCCACCTACGCAGCTGACCTATACGCTACCAAGGCTATTGACAAGATCGTCATTACCCGCCCTCATGTAGCCGTAGGTAAGGAGCTAGGGTTCCTTAAGGGTGACCTTGCTGAAAAGACTATGCCATGGGCCTTGCCTGTGTTAGACGTATTGGAGAAGCACCTTGGTAAAGGAACAGTGGAGACAGGGATCAAGAATGGTAACATTGAGATGGCACCTCTTGCACTTATGCGTGGGCGTAGCTTCGATAATGCCTTCATAATC